TACACTGCTTTTTGACGTATCTTCAAATGAAGATACATTAATTGTTGATATTTTAACATCTCCTAATGGAACAAATGGATTTCCAGAAAAATATGGAATTTTAAAAATAAATGATGAGATTATTACATATACCGGAAAAACTTTTGATACTTTTACTGGATGTATAAGAGGATTTAGTGGAATAAGTTCTTATACATCATCAACCCAACCAGATCAATTAATATTTTCTAAATCAGAATCAACATTTCATA